CTATTGTGAGAAGACAGAGAAGGAATTTGTAGTGGAGTTTATTGTATAGTCGGTGGTTATATCCCATTTTTCTATAATTCCAGCAGCTCTAGTAGTTGTTTCTAACTGCCAAGCTTTAGTGTCGTCTTTAACTGAGAATGTTGTATCAGCAGCGGATAAGCTGCCTGAAGCAGTTACGTTAGTACCACTCCAAGTTTTTACGGCAGCTCCCATCACTTCTTTTTTTGTGACTTCTTTTATAGTCTGAGTTGTGACTGTATTACTTGTCATATTTCCTGTTGTGAACTGAGGAGTGACAGTATTGGCTCTAGCTATGCTGGGTGATAACAGAGCTAAAAGCAAGATTAGTTTTTTCATGCTTTTGGTTCTTTTTGTTTAGTTTCTCCGTTTCCATTTTTCTTCCCATTACTATTACCTGTAGACAAACCAAAAGTTGCAAGAGCTCCCGTAAAAATCGAAGCTACGAAAGTGATATCCGATGATGCTCCGAGAGGTTTTTTTACCATAGGTAACTCTACATAATTTAAAGTAATAATAAATCCGCTCCACATAACAACTCCTAGACGCACCATTGCACCTAGTATTTGCATTTGTTCATCGTGGTCGTCTACATTTTCTTTGAGTTTTGTTAGGAAACCTTTTTCTTTGACGGGCTTATTTTCTTCCATGTTGTTTTTAATATAGGTTTCATTGCAGTCACTACATATTTAAATGCAGCTGTAGCTGTAAGGGTAGCTGCTACTGAAACAACCGCAGTTGTCGTTGCCGTTACTAAGATCTCTGTCTCAGGTACAGGCATTTGTTGATCTATAAAAGGTATATCTATCTTCCTCATTCCTGGAGATTCCGGCGTTGAGTTTTCAGCTTCTCCTTCTATTTCCTCTTCTGCTTGTAAATCACTAGGAGGTACAACCATTGGAGTGTAAGAAGGAACGTCTGCTGTTGGTAAAGGTATAGATATTGTTTTTATTTCACTGAGTTTTGGTACATCTATTAGAGGTACATTTATGTCATCCATTCTGGGTTATAACTAGAGTCACCAAACCCATAAGTGCCAGTAGGCATAAAATTAAATGCTAATGATTTTCTTTCTTTTTCTTTATTAGGATCAGAGTAATGATATATCCAACTTGGGAAAAAAATAAGTAAATTATGTTCTGGTTGAATTGCACAATCTTTAGTCATAGCATTATATTTAGATTTTCCTATAGTTACAGGAATTTCATTCTGTATAGGATTCATAAATGATAAAGCACAGCTATTTTCAGTATATTCATCAAAGTAAAATACTGCACTCCACATACTATTCTTATGATTATGGTGATGTACCGACTCTCCAACTCCTAGTTTAGTCATCCAAGATGTTGTTATTGCAAACTTACAGTCATAGTTAAAAACTTGTTTTATAAATTTATTAAAATAGTCCGTAAGTATTTTGTTAGAATATTTATATTTATTTAAAATAGTAAAAGGATTGACCTTTTCAGAACTAGAAGTTTGATGCATGCCGTTGGCAAAAACTTTATTCTTTTTTAGTTCAGATAAATCTTCTTTTATTATCTCTGTGCCAAATATATAAGAAAAGGGTGAATTAATGTCCATTAAAATGTTGTATAAGTTGGTAAGCACATAAATTCTGCAAGATCCAAACCTTCATTACTTGCAGCAGATTTTGCAGATACATGTACTATTGGCATTGTCTGCCATTCTGGGTACTCTAAAGTTTTTAAATTAGCTGAAGTCGGAAGTGTTGACGGTCCAGGAGCTGGAGGAGCTGTATAAACAAAGGCTGAAGTTCGAGAATACATAGGTAGTGTTTGCCACTCCGGATAATCTAAAGTAGTATTATTTACTGTAGATTTAGAGCCAATGTGAACTTGTGGTAAACACATAAACTCTGCATACTCTAGATTCGCTACGTTAGCTGCCGAAGGAAATTCTGTTGTAGCTGGTATATAATCTGGTGTTACTCCCCAATAAGGAAGGCACATAAACTCAGCTACCTCAAGATCATCCATACGTGCTGAACCAGAAACTGATAGATGAACATTAGGCATTGTCTGCCACTCTGGGTAATCTAAAGTTTGTATATTTGCAGAAGTTGGTAAAGTTGATGGTCCAGAAGCTGGTGGTGCTGTATATACAAAGACTGAGTCTCTTGCATACAAAGGCAATGTTTGCCACTCTGGATAATCTAAAGAATCTGCATTAAGACCCTGCTTACTTTCTACATAAACATGTGGTAAACACATAAACTCTGCATACTCTAACCCACATATTTGTAATGCTGTAGGTAAGTCTGCACTGGATGCTGCTCCTGTAACTCCTTTCCATATTCCACTTACATTATTTGCAAATTCTGTACCCGCTTTCCAAACTCCGCTGACGTTTACGTAATAATTGCTGACTGTTTTCCAAGTACCTCCAACATTAACGTAAACGGTATTAGCCACTTAAATGCTCCCTTTCGTCATCAGTCCATAAAACTTCTCTTACGGCTTTATCAATTTTTATTTGGTCTGCTGCTTTTTGCTGTTTTTCAGCTAATAATCTATCACAAGAGTCGTTTATTATCTCTTTTGTAGGAGCTGTACTATATGTAAGTACAACCCCTTCTTCAGCATCTAACTCCATTAGATACTCTATTTTTCCAATCTGATTTACTGATTGGTGAAGGATTTTATAATCTGCCATTAGCTTTGCTCCACTGTCATATTATCAAAGTAAACTACACCTGTACTTGTGTTACTATCAGTTTTAGTTTCAATCTCTACATCCATAATTCCAGCATTTGTAGGAGATGCTGTAACACTTACCTCTTGCCATGTATTAGCTGAACTTGTAGTATTATTAGCTATAGAACTAGTAGAAATTCCAAGTGTTGCATCTGCTGGGATTCTTATCTCTCCATAAGATGTTGTACCACCATTAGGTCGGTACATCCAAATTTTAACTGTAACTGTTCCGCTACCAGCAACTGCAATTTTTCCAATAGTATGGGTCGCTACTCCTGAGGTACTTGTCTTAGTTATTTTCCAAGATTTTCCAGAACCGCCTTGAACTATGGTTGTTTCTGGCTCCATTGTCCAGTAATAACCATAATACTTACCAGCTCCAGCTACACCTCCATCATTTGCTGAAAGTACGTAAGCTGTAGAAGAATTTAAGTTATGAGGGTCAGAATCACTATTAATTACATTATTTATTTTCATAGGTACACTAACATTAAATCTTCTTTGAACATTAGCTTGACCTAATCTAAATAGTAGCGAGCTGTTTGCAAGTGAATAACTCGGTATATTATTAGACATCACTTTATATTTATAACTATCCAGTAGTATGGAGTCATTTACCATTGTGTCTGCATAATCTGGATATTTCTTGTGTGCATAATTTCCTAGATATACATTAGTATTAGTATTATTTATTGAAAGATAACCATATACAGAATTTGCTTGTGTAATTGTTACTAGACCACCTGTATTGTCTGAGCCACTAAAGTTAAACCTACCAGCACTTTGATCTCTACCATCCCATCCAAAATTAAGAACATCTATAGTTATATTTCCACTAGAATGGTTACTATCTCTGCCTATATAAGTGTAGTAGTTTCCTTCAACATTTAGTTCTGACAAACTAGTTTTTAAACCACTCAATTCACAACTTTCTTGTCCGGCATTTCCGTGAACATGTATTTTCCATTTAGCACCATAACCATGAACACTAGCACTGTTAGCTTGGTAATCCTGAGAATTGCTACCATGTATATTATTCTGGTAATGGTTTGACATAAAAATATTTAAATATTGAGTATGACTATGACTGAATGTAACTCCTCTATTTAATATCCCATATAATTTATTAAATACTCCATATGAACCTTCAAATCTTAGACCGTATCCTCTGCATACATGTAGATTGGAAAATTCAACACACTGTCCTCCCCAAGAAGGATAAAATCCATGATAACCAGTCCATCCAGGATCGAAAAAAGTTTTATCATCATCGTCTGCACGTGAAGACATGTCAGTTCGATTCCAACCTCCTGATATTTTTTTAAAAGCAGTAGCTACGTTGTTGCTGGGTGATGGTCCAGACCCAAACATTTGTGGAGCCCAACCGTGAGCAGTATAATACTCATCACCTCTATTATTGGCATCATTCAGGTTATAAGCGTTTGACAGATTATAGTTAGTC